CAAATTATGCTGCGTTAGTGTAAGTAGAACCACCAATACCAGTTACTGTGAACTTACGGAAGTATGGGTTAGCTTGGTTAGCACCTGTACCGCCGTTAGCTGTTGGGTTACCAGCAAATGGGTTAGCAACGAGACCATAACGCGTCTTGAAGCCAATCTTTGGTTGGAATGTGTCTGGATCAACTGCACGAACCATTGTGAGTGGAACGTATGGGCAATAGAACATACCTGCGTCGTATGCATTTGTACCGCGATAGCCAACAGTTACATAGTCTTCGGATGCGAATGGGTCGATGAACACCTTGAGGCGGCCATTTACCATACCAGCGAATACATTGCCAGTGTCGTCAACATTGAGGTTGGTTGCAAGAGCTGGAGCATAGTCAAGCACACCAGCTGCAGCAAGAGCACTTGCAACATTGCTGCTGCAAAGTACGAAGTTTGCCTTACCACGGCGTGTTGCCTTAGCAACTGCGTTCGCTTCAACTTCAATTTGGAAAAGAAGTGATTTGAACTTCTCAACAGCCCAACGACCATCAGCATCTTGGTCAAGATCGAAAGCACCATTGATGCCAGCAACTTGTGCTTTTGCATTAACAGTGTCGATAACTTCACGGTTGATTTCTGCAAGAATCTCAGTGCTGAGGATGTTTGCAAGTTCTGCTTCTGCATCGAGGCCATGAACAGCCTTAAGGTCTTGAGCAAGTTCCATTGAATATTCAGCCTTAAGAGCGCGTGTCTTAGCAGTAACGGTTGTCTTGTCAACAGTGAATCCCATTTGACCAAAGCCAGTACCAGTTGCACCAGTAGTACGACCAATTTGAACTGTGCCTACAGATGGATCTGGATCAACATAGTTTCCATTTGTACCGTTGCCAGTGAGAGCTTCACCTTGTGCAGTAGTAACTGGACCACCGAATGCAGTGTCTGGCTTGTTGAAGAGAGCTTCAGCAGTATTTGCACCGGCTGCATTTTGATATTGACTGCGCATAGCGAAGATCAAGCCAGTTGGCATGGTCATTGGCTGAACACCAGCGATATCATAAGCAACGATGTTTGGCATCGCACGACGAACAAGGCTGATAAGAACTGGATCCCAGGACTTAACTGCGCCGGTGCCGTCACCGATTGAGTTGCCTTCAGCAAGATATGCAGCTTGTGCATTTTCTTCTCTGAGTGCTTTTTCTTGGTTTTCGAGAAGAACCGCAGTAATTGACTTACGATAGTTGTCCTTGAACTTAGGGGCGTCTTGAGCCTCAAGAATTGGGGCCCACTTTTTTTCTAGTGTTTCTGAATTAAACATAATAGTATTTTTTCTTTATTGTTTGTTGTTGTTGTTTGGGGTTGGAACCTTTATCAACGTACTGGAACAGTGGCTTCATTTGCCTTGTTCAGACGTGATAATGCGGTCAAGTATTTTTGCATTGCAGGCGAAACTGTTTCTTCTGCAATTGTTTCATTTTCTATAACTGTTTCGGTTGTTATATAGGAAGATTCATTGGCATTTTCTTCAACCAATGTTTCTGTTTCTTCGACTGCAGCGCCATTAAGGTAAAATTCCTTGATGGTAGCTACCTTCTTGCGAAATGATGTTTCTGATGTGCATTCGATATCTTCAAGTAATGACTTGAGTTTTTCAACTTGGGTGTCAGCAAGATCTGTTGTAGACTCAGAGATTACCTTTTCACGAGTAAGGCTATTAACCTTTTCGTTGAGGGCAAGCACTGTGTTTTCCAATTCTGAAGACTCAGTTTGAAGTTGAGCGATTGAAGTTTCCATCTCAGCGACCAAATCCTGCTTGGACTCAGGCACTTCAATATAGTTTTCAACAAATACTGTCTTGAGTGATTGAATGAAGTTTTCAGCAATTTGTGTACGGAGTCCGCCTTCGATTGCAACCTTGTTATCTTCTACCCAGCTTTCAACTGCATAGGTAAGATAGTTGTCAATCTTTTCAACGAGTTCGTTTTTAATTGTTTCTACTTCTTCAATAAGAGCGACTGCATAGCTTTCTTTAAGAGTTTCTTCAGTTTCTTTGATCTTGCTCTTAACAGCAGCTTCAAAGATTGTAGTAGCTTTTTCTTTAAACTCTTCAGTCAATCCTGTTTCACTTTCAACAAGACGAGTAATGTCAGATGTATCAATTGAGATTGTGTTTTCTTCAATAACTTCTTCAGTTTCTTCTTTCATCTCAACTTCTTTTTCATCTTCCATTTCTTCTTCGCCAAGTCCACTTGTGATCATACCAACAGCTGCACCATAATCTCCATCAGCCTTTTTAAGGATGCCTTCGATTGCGGCCATTGCCTTGGCTTCATCATAGTTGTCTCCATGAGCAGCCTTAAGAATACCTTTAGCGTATGAGGTAAACTCTTCATCAGAGCTTACTTCAGCTTCAGTCATCTTTTTAGCTTCATAATGATATTCTAAATCATCTATTTCTGGATCATAACCATCACTAGCTTCTTTATCAAGCTTCTTAAAGTCTCCTGATTTAGCAAGACTAATTAATTTTTTTTGTGTATTACCTGTTGCTTCATCACGTATAAACTCCAGAATATGATGTAAACTTATCCATCCCCAGTCACTTCCAGCAGCGCCATAGACTTTTATGCTTTTAATTACGAGTTTATTGACTTCGTCTTCAGTTATTCCTAATTTCTTTGCAATAGCATAAATTTGTTTTTTACGTGATGCATTTATAGCTTCAGTCATCTTTTTAGCTTCAGTCATTTCTTCTTCGTCATCTTCACACTCTTCTTCATCATCTTTTTCGTCTTCATCAGACTCTTCTTCATCTTCCATGTCTTCTCCCTCTTTCTTACACTTGCCTTCTGCAATCTCAGTTTGTTCCTGATCAAGCTCTAAGGTTTCGTCAAGAGAAAGTAATGTTTCTTCGTTGATGTCTTCAATGACGACATCTTCTGTGTTTTCAATTTGTGTATTTTCCATATATTACTTTTTTCTATTGTTTAGAGTTTGGAGAGGAAATCAGTCCAGATTTTTGTTTGTGCTTCGGCAAGACTTGCAGAAGAGGCCTTTTTGATTTCTGTCTCATACTTTTCAAGCTGTTGCGCCTTTAACAAACCATTATCCCAGATCCATTCGACACCTTCCATAATTCCATTTACAAAAGCAGATGGAGCACTTGGGTCTTGAACAATATCAACTGTTGACAACACAAAGTCGTCATTAACAAAGGATTGGCCGTTTTTACTCGCAACGGTTCCCATACCACGACTAGAGACGCCTAGTTGACAACCACCTTCTAAAAGTCCTTTCACAATTTTACCCATCGGTGTGTCAAGTATAAGCGCCTTTCCAACAACATCATTGCCGTTCCATTGCAGTTCGGTAATGCGATGTGAAACTTTATCAAGATTAATAGTAGGACCTTCTGGGTGATTAAGTTCACCTACAGCACGTCCTTTATTAACATATTCCGATACGTATTTACGCACGGCTTTTTCTAAAACTGTTTTTGGATATATACGGCGATTACGATTCACCTGCTCAGCTTGCATAAAAATACCGTCAATGATGAATTTCTTTTCACCATTATCGGCAGCTTCTGAGATATATCTTAAATCTTCTGAATGTTCAGTAATTAACTTCATTAGACTGTTGTGTATTTATTTATAAAAATTAACATTTATGCTTCAACTTTTTCAGCCGGAGCATTGTAGATGTTTGCTGATAGTTCAACCTTTTTGATATCTAATACTGTACGAACTTTATCACGTATCATGCCAGAGAATAATGAATCTGAGGTCTCTTTTTGACCATTCATTAAGCTGTCAATAAATTCTTTTGTTTTTTCCATACTTTAACTATTTATATATTTTCACATTTCAACTTCGCCAAACTGATCGTCTGACGCTTCACCTTCAGGCGGCGTTTCAGCATCTGTTGGCTCTTCTTCAGGTTTTTCTTCAGAGATCTCGGTGTTCATGCGCTCAATATCAGCTTCAGACTGGTTAAGTACATTGCTGCGCACCCACTTGTCACTATAGTATTTGCCAATATGAGAACTTATAGTATCAAGCATGTTTATACGTTCCCGCATAATCTCAAAGTCTTTTAATTCCGAAAAATAGTTGTCTTCAATATAGTCAACCGAAATGCCTTCGCGTATGGTTTCCCAGTCGTCTGCTGTACACACTCCTTTTAATAACAACTGCACTCGCAGTGCTTCAATAAAGAGCATTGAAAACTTTTTACGTAACCGGTTGATGAACTTTTGAAACTTGACCTCTTCACGTGATATCTCGCTTGCGCGACCAATATTAAATCCAGTTTCACTCTCAAGTCGATTAACTGGCACATTTAATGAACGATATAGTTTCTTTTGAAAGAAAATTACGTCTTCAATCTGGCTGAGATTGTCTCCGCCCGGGAGTGTAGTAATTTCTGTACCACGACCACCTTCACGACGAGGCAACCAAAAATCTTCAAGCATACTCATACTCTTGCGATCATCACGAATCTCGCCAGTATTTGCATCATAAACAAGTTTGTTACGATACTTTGCCATAATGCCTTGAACATACTCTTCAGCCTTACCCTTTG